CTGCGCCCAGGGCTGTGAACAAGCCGGATATCAACGTGATTTCGAGCATGGAAAACTGCATCAGTCGCCGCCTTTGTGTCTGTGGGTTCCAAGTTCAGGATCAGCTGGACGCGGTCATATCGATCAGGTACCCGCAGGCCTTGCTGATCTCGGACTTGGCGGACCCGTCCTCATCATAAGAAACCAGGAAAGACTCGCTGGAGTCATGCCGGACCCGCAGCACATTGCCGCGCTTGCCGTTTTCCCGGTACTCTTCCACGATGGGAAGCGCCCCGTTCTGGCCTTCGTTCCACAGGATGGCCCGGCCGAGGCAGGGTTCCGTGATATCTCCGCCGGCAGTCTTGCATAGCATGGCGTAGGTGGACCCCCAGATGTCGGCCAGGGAAGCGGACTGTCCTTTTTTTGAGCTGTTGTACAGAGCGCCCGCCACCAGGACTTTCGGCACGTCAAACACGGTCTGAAGATGCGCAATGGTCACTTTGCCGGTTTTGGCGGCATCCGGAAAAATCTTGTAGACCATGTCCTTGATGTCGTCGTTCTGCCGCAGCCACTTGTACCCGTCCCATGGAATGATCAGGGTATCCGGGTCGATGCCGTTGGCCCGGAGCGAATCCTTGCCCTCATCGATGTCATAGACCGGATCTGCGCTGGCCGTGGTGGACCAGGCCGTGGTAGCGTTGTTGGCCGTAAAGTTGGTGGCGTTGAACACCTTGTCCGCCACCCGTTTTTCATGCCCCCGCAGGATTTTGTTCATCAGGATCTGGGCAATCACGGTTTCATAGGCGAACTTGGAGCTGTAGATGGCTGACAGGCGGTCATCGATGGGATATTCCAGGCCGTTGTCATTGGTTTTGTAAAACCCTTCCTCGAACTCTTCCTCGACCCGGTTGTATCCGCCGCCGGCGGCCCGTTTGACATCATGGATGTTGAACAGGGCTTCCTTGGGGATGACCGGATACGTGGCAGACCATTCCGCCACGGGAAAGATGGGCATTACCTGCAGGCCGATAAACCCCATGGTGGGAGAATCCTGCATCACCTCATACACCACCTGCCCCAGATCGGGCCGGCTGAGGGTCGTGTCAACTGTCGGTTTCATAATAAAAAATCTCCTTCGTGGTTATGGGGTTGGTCAGCTCAGCAGCTGCTTGGTGTACTCGATCCACAGGGCAGACATCACCACGGTGTCCGTGGTGTGGGCCCCCGGGGTCAGCTCGACCGTCAGGGTCTGGGCGCCGGCCGGGATGTCCGCTGCCGCGATGGTGATGGTCTTTTCCGCGTAGGTGGCCCCCAGTGCGGCGGACACATCCTCAACCTTTGTGTCGCCTTCATTGAAATAGGCGTCACTGGCAATGGTCGGGGTGTCTGTCTCGCCCCCGGACTTGGCCCGCAGATGCAGGACCAGGTCAGACGACACATCCAGGTCCGGCGGCAGCGGCATCTGGAACAGCACCGGGTCGGAATTGGACGCGGCCCAGGTCACCACCAGACCGGAATCGGTATCCCCGTTGGCCATGTCCAGCACCGGCGTGGTGTCATCTTTCAGATACCCCACCACATTGGTGGCATCCCCTTCCAGCAGGGTGGCCAGCGGAACGGGCAGGAACCCTTCATCGTCCAGCAGATGGGCATAGATTTCCTGCAGGGCCGCCTCAACGGTTGCCTGGGCCGTGTAGCCCCCGGCATCGGCAATGGACACCGTGGCCGCCGTGGTGGACACGCCCGGGTGCAGGATCACTTCAACGATATCCCCGGATGCGGTGGCCGCTTCCAGGGCTTTGAAATACGCGGTGCCGGACGCGGTGTCATCCACCTTGCCGTCCGCTGCCCCGTAAATGTCGGCCATGGCGGAAAAGGTCCCGGCCGCCGTGACCAGGAACGTGCCCTCGCGGCACAGCGGGGCAATGGCGATCAGGTCCCCGTCTTCTGCGTTGTCCATGGTAATGCCGATAAAATCTTCACCGGCATCGGCGTATTCCACTTCCAGTGGGGTGGTGGTGGACCCGCTTTTGAGTTTGACCCGACGGTACTGGGCCAGCTCCTCGCCGGCCGTGAAGGTCACCGGGCCTTCGGTAAATTTTGCCTGAGTCATGATAGATCTCCTTTGTGGTTATCCGGTTTCGGGTCTCACTTTTTCTGCTGGGCCGCCAGCCATCCCTGATAGGTCTCGGGATGGGCCGCTGCCACGGCTTCGATGGAAACCGACCGCTTGCAGTTGTTCTTTGTCTGGTGGTCGTCCACCAGGGCCATAAACTCCGCTGCCGGGTCCGGGTCGGATCCGTCATCGTTTACCGGCGGGGCCGGAGGCTGTGCGCCGGCCGTGATCCCGTCCAGGATCTGCTGCCGGGTGGCAGCGGCGGCCGTGGTGCCGGTCTGGGTCTGGGCGGACTGGCCGCCCTGGGCGGAGCCGCCGAACAGCTCCATGCCCGTCTTGACCTGGTCAGGCGTCATGCCGGAGGCCAGAACCTTGTCCAGTTTTTCTTTGGACTCTTTGCCCAGGACCACTTCCACCATCTCGATGGTGGAGGCCTGAGCCGCTGTGACCGCCTCGGTCTTGTCGGTTTCCGCCTGGGCCAGGGCCGTGTCCATTTTTGCCTGCACTTCCGCCCGGCCAAGATCCATCACCTGGGCATACAGGTCCGGGTGATCCGCCTTGAGTTTTTCTAAATTCATTTTTACAACTCCTTTCTCTTGAGTTTGCCGGGCGGGTTTTTCGATCCCCCCGTTCTGGAGCGCCTCGATGGTCGGCTCCAGGTTTCCAATATCGTCAATCAGGCCCAGGGTGACGGCCCGGGACGCAATCACTACATCGCCTCCGATTTCCAGCACCTGGTCCCGGGTCATGCCCCGGTTCATCATGATGGTGTTGACAAACACCTCGGCCAGGTTGTCGGCCCTGGCCTGCAATACGGCCCGGCCGGCATCGGTGTTCGGGTCCGGCCGTTTTTTCGGGGACACGGAACTGACAATTTCAATTTGATTGTCTGATCCCCGCCGCATGGTCATGACCACGCCGATGGAGCCGACCTCCGCCGTCTCGTTGGCAATGATCATGTCTGCCGCCGATGCAATCCAGTAAGCCGCAGACGCGCCCATATCCCCGACATACGCCACCACCGGTTTGGTGATCCGGTTCTTGATGTGGGCCGCCAGCTCGGCCACGCCGCCTACCTGACCCCCGGGGGAGTCGATGTGCAGCACAATGGACTGCACGGCCGGATTGTTCTGCACGGCTTCCAGCTCCATGATCAGCTGCTCGGCGGCCGGCCAGCCAAAGATCCAGGACATGATGTTGTCGTAATGGAAGATCGGGCCGATGACTTCCACCACGGCCACGGTCCCCCGGATCTTTACATATTCTGTTTTTTCCATGCGGACCCCGGGCCGGGCCATGATGGCCTGCACCGTGCCCAGGTCATCCACGGCCGCCTGGATCCGGGAAAACCCGTCCCCGAAAATGGCAAACGGCGTGTCCGTCAGCACAGGGATGGAGTCGTTGTCCGGGCCGGGGGCCGGGGTGTCTGTTGCCTGGGCCTGGGCTTTATTCCGTTTCCTGGCCATTCACTGCTCCTTCCAGATCGTCGTCATCGTCATCATTGCCGGGCGGATCATCCGGGGCCGGGGCCGTCAGGCCTTCCTCGGTCACCCGCCGGGCTTCTCTGCCCCGCTGCTCCACCTGGGATTCCCAGTCCTTGCCCTGCTCGGCAGCCAGGTCTGACAGGGTCAGGATGTTGTGTTTCAGGCCTTCGATGTTGGCTTTCATTTCCTTGACCGGATCCACATGGCCCCGGGCCGGGCCGATCCAGGTGGCGTGCGTGTATTCGGCCAGCCCCTCATAAAAATCCGGGCCCCCTTTGGGCAGGGCCAGCTCGCCTCTGAGCCATGCTTCTTCCATGACCATCCGCCACACCGGCTGGCACAGGTGCCGCTCCATCCATACCCGGTACAGCTGATACACCCGCCAGGCTTCCAGGAGCGCAGCCCTGGCAGAGGAGTAATTGGTCTTTGAAAAATCCTTGGCCACCACTTCATAGGGCATGCCGACCGATGCGCCCACAGCCCGGAGCACGGTTTCCACAAATCCCTGGAACGTGTTGCCGGGCCGCTCGTTTTTCAGGACATGGGGTTTCTGATTTATGCCGCCGTACATGACCTGCCCCGGTTCCACTTCCTGGTACCGGGTGTCGTCGGATGTGCCAGGGTTTTCCTGGGGAAACCCGCCAATGGTGTCGTAGGGG